AAGCCATGGAGTAAACCTAAAGAAACATGTAACATGAGCACACTAAACGCTTATAAGCCTGATGTGGTAACACCAAGGCAGAAGACTTCATTAGAAATCTCTATAGAAGCACAGAAAGAAGCTGCTAAAAAAGCAGAAGAATCAAAAGAGTCCGAGTAAACCCTAACCCCCTAATACAATGATCCTAATTATCAAACCCATCCTTTTCGCCTTTTTGAAGTCAAATTCAGTAAAGAAGCTAGTAGTAGACCTACTTGAAGCTTACGTTGCTAGAACTGATAACAAACTAGATGATCAGGCATTGGAAATTGTTAAATCAAAATTATTAACATAATGGCTAAAGCCAAAGAAGAGAAGTTTGATGAGTTACATAACCTTGTCACTAACGAATTCCTTAAGAGGGTTCGTAGTGGCGAGGCTACTACTCAAGACTTAAAAGCAGCCTGTGATTGGCTTAAGACTAATGACATAACAGGCGTTGCTTATGAGGGCAGTCCTATGGATAAGCTCACAAGAATCCTCCCTAAAGTTGACCCTGAACTAGTACAACGGAGGTTATATGGCTCCAAGACGAGCTAAGAACCCTGGTAAGACTTCTAGATATTATCAATCTGCTAAAGGTAGGAAGTCTTACGAGAAACAAAAAAAGAAACAAAAGAAGATTAATAGTACTGCTGCTAAACGTAAATACCGTAAGATACTCTCACGTAAGCGTAGAGAACTAGGTATTATGGGTAAAGGCGGTAAGGATGTTTCCCATAAGGGTAATAGACTAAAACTAGAAATACCAAAGAAAAATAGAGCCAGAGGAGGGGCTAAAAGGAAATGACAAGACCTCAAAAGGTTACTAATCTTAGAGATGCAGAGAATAAAAAGATAAGTACTTGGTTGCCTTCTAAAGGAACTGGTATTGGTCTTTGGAGAGGTAGAAGAGTTTATTATGTAAATGGTAAGCGTCAATCAGGATTAACTATAAGAAATCCTATGGTAGATAATATAGGTGGTGGTGTTAAGAATGTTGCTAAAGGAACACTAGGATTAGCTATTCAAGGTGCTAAAGATGTTTATGGTGTCACAAAGGGTACTAGTAATGCAATATTAGGTATGGCTAGTCCTTGGAACTTAGCACGTTTGTACAACACTAGAAAAAATATAGCAGCATTAGGAGTTAAACCTAAAAAAGAATTAACTGAAAAACAAAAGTTAAATATTGCTAAGAATGAAGCTTTAAAAATAAAAGGTAATTATTTTGGTACTGATGTAACACCTAAGAAAAAAGTAAAAAATACTATTAAAGAAAGTATTAAATCTATTGATGATGCTATACCTATTACAACAGATGAAAATACATTAAAAGATTTAGTTAATCAAAAAAAAGATTTAAAAAACGATGAAAATAAAATAAATAATTCTTTCCCAGCTGGTATGGAAGTTCAACCTCTTTCTTATGTTCAAGCAGATTCAACACAAATTAAAGAGATAGATAAAGAAACTGAAAAACTTAGCCCGACAGAACGAAGGGATAGAAGAGTAAAACGTATTACTGGTAATTATTTAAAAGATTTAAAAAGACCTAAAGGGAAAGCTATGGAGGAGTTATCAGATAAAATAGCTGGTATTGAATAATGGAAGATAATAAACTTTTAGGTGAAAGAATGTTTGATGCTATAGAAACTGGAGCTGTTGGCAGTATGCAATGGCTTCAAAAACAAGCAGAAGATGATCCTGACAGATACACCGATGATATGCTTCGTCTTCTAGGAGGAGGTGTAAAGAACGTCGGTTGGGCTTTATCTAAGGTACCATTTTTAGATAAGATAGCTGAAGGAGAAGATTGGTTAGCTGGTAAAGCTAGAGAGATGAGTGAAGAACTTACACCTCAATTAGATCCTAGATTTGCTGGTTGGGGTACTAGAATAGGTACTGGAATATTAGCTGATAAAGGTATAGGTAAAGCTATTAAAGGTACTAAATACTTAAATAAGGTTGGTGCTGCAAAGTTATTTGATAATATACCAGCTCAAGCTGTTTATGCTGATGAGGGTTTAGATGTATCTACTAGAATGGCTGATGCTACTAAATTTAAAAATTCTGAGATCAGAAGATTAGGTAAAGAACTATTATATGATTTACAACATCCAACTGCTTCAATACCTAAATTAACAAACAGAACTACTCCACAGATTAGATATAGACAAATCTTTAATGATGATCCTAGCCATAGATACCCTAGTATTGAAGATTTAGATTTAGCAACAAGAAATACACAGTTTGAAAATCCAAGAATAAATTGGAAAAAAGAAAGACTTAAGTATACTCCTACTTCAGCTACAAAATGGACTGCTATAGGTAAAAGATTACAAAAAGAATATGGCGGTAGTGATGGATTTGTAAAAGGATTTATAAAACGACAAAGAGATACTGTTGCAACAACTCAAGGTGAAATCAAATGGTTAAATGAACAGATGCCTATTGAATACCTTCAATTCGCATTAACTGACATGGTAGCACCTAATCGAAAATCTTGGGATGGTGCAATGATGTCCCGTTTGACTGATGATGAAATTATAGATTTAACTTATGACTTATTCTATAGATTAGCTACAAAAAAACCAAAGTATTTTGATTATGGTCACGTTAAATCAGCTAAGAATTTAGCAGCTGAAACTGCAACTGGAAAGTTTACTACTGCTGATTTTGCTAGTAATATACGTCCTGAAATAGCACATTCTATCAGGGATTTTTATAAACTTGATCCTAAAGGTCCAAACTTCAATCAAATATTAGCTGGTAAAAAGAACCCTAAATCTACAGATTTTAAAATCATTGAACCAGGAAATATAGCTAGAGGAAGACGACAGGATATGAATGATTTTGTAAACATGTTTATGAATTACAGTCCTAATGTTGAACATGAATACGTTAAAGCTTTAGGAGATTGGGGTGTTGCTATGGATAATATAATACCGTTTGAAAGGCATGATCATTTTACAGAATACTTAAGAAAAGGTATAAGAAAATGGCAAGGTTCTGAGAAAGGTGGTTTATTAGGTGCATATCAATTACGATTTTATCCTAGAGAGATACGTAAATTAATGGATGATTACTTGAATGATCTAAGAGATGGTAACTTTCCAGAAGAACTAGCTAGAAAAGATTTTAAAGTTCAAGAAGCTATTGATGAAGTAGAAGGTATAACAGCTACAGCAGATGAGTTAGCTAAACAACGGGCTGTTGTACGCAGAGAAATGCCTGACTCATTAAAAAAAGATTTTAAAAATCCAGAATAACTATGGCTTACAAAAAAGATAAATCCCCCAAAGAAAGAGTAAACAGAAAAAAGGTACGTGATTCAAATGCAAAAGCACTTGAAGATCGAAAAAAAGAAGCTGCTAGACTTAGAGGTCAATACGCTAATAAACCTGGCTATGATTCAGCTGGTAATAAATTAGATGAAAAAGAAAAACTAAGGATTAAGCAAAGAGAAGACGTTCTAAAAGGAATAGACTTAGAAAAACTAAGAGAAGAAGGAACGCCTGGGATTGATACTTTATATAGTACAAGAGATCCTAAAACACAACAAGGGATCAATAGAGATGTAAAAGAAAATCAAACAGGTGATCAGATTTTAGATCCTGAAGGTAATTTTAAGAAAGGTGTTTACAAAAAACCTACTTTAGAACAATTGAAAAAAAGAGCTGCACTAGGAATTAGTACAGCAGGGGAAGTTGTTAGAACAGCTAACCCAACAGGAATGGTGCTACCTATTGTAACAGGTGCAGCATCTTTAATGATTAAAAGTTTACAAGGTCAAATACTAGGAGGTATTTAATGTCACAAGAAGACGACGACAAGAAAAAGAAGAGTGCATGGTCAAAAGCTGATAGTCAAGGAAAATCAAAAATATTATCTCAAGCTGCTGATCTAGCTAAAACACTAGCTAACGCTTCTGGTGCTAAGAAATATAGAGATGCTGGTGTAGATAAAGGTACTCCAGTTGAAGCTAATGAACAAATGCCTAAAGGTATGAATGTAACAGTAACTGACGCTTACAGTACTCCTCGAACTGGTGATGATATGGGTCAAATGGACCCTGAAAAAAGAAAGAAAAAGTATGGCTTTTAACCCTTTAGCTTTATTACAACAAGACTTTAAAATATTCCTACAAGCTCTGTGGGAACAACTTGATCTTCCATCTCCTACAAGAGCACAGTACTCTATTGCAGACTACTTACAACATGGACCAAAAAGATTACAGATCCAAGCCTTTCGAGGTGTTGGTAAATCTTGGATTACTGGTGCTTTTGTGTTATGGACACTCTTTAATGATCCAGAAAGAAAGATAATGATCATATCTGCTTCTAAAGAAAGAGCAGATAACATGTCCATTTTCCTACAAAAACTAATTATTGAAACCCCATGGCTCAGTCATCTCAGACCGAAACAAGACGATTCACGTTGGAGTCGCATCAGCTTCGACGTCGCCTGTTCACCACACCAAGCCCCAAGCGTAAAAAGCGTGGGAATAACTGGACAGCTAACAGGAAGTCGCGCAGATTTGATGATCTTGGACGACATAGAGGTGCCTGGAAACTCCATGACGGAGCTAATGCGTGAAAAACTTTTACAACTCTGTACTGAAGCGGAATCCATCCTCACGCCGAAAAGCGATAGCCGTATTATGTATCTTGGGACTCCTCAGACTACCTTTACTGTTTATCGTAAGTTGGCAGAGCGTTCGTACCGTCCGTTCGTTTGGCCCAGCAGATACCCAAGAAAAGGTAAACTATCCCAGTACGAAGGACTACTAGCTCCTCAAATACAAGAGGATATAGATGCTGGTATTGAACCTTGGACATGTACCGACCCAGACAGATTTGACAATGACGACCTAATAGAACGTGAAGCATCTATGGGTCGTTCTAACTACATGCTTCAATTTCAATTAGACACAAGCTTATCAGATGCTGAGAAATTCCCCCTCAAGATGGCAGACCTTATCGTTACTAGCGTTAATCCTAGTACTGCCCCCGATAATATTGTTTGGTGTAGTGATCCCTCCAATGTTATTAAAGATCTCCCAACTGTCGGCTTACCAGGAGACTACTTCTACTCCCCAATGCAGATCGCTGGAAACTGGTCTGAATACTCAGAGACTATATGTTCCATAGACCCCTCTGGAAGGGGCTCAGATGAGACTGCAGCAGCCTTCTTATCCCAGCGGAATGGGTTTATATATTTACATGAAATGAGAGCCTTCAGAGACGGTTATAGTGATAAGACACTACTTAACATTCTCGACGGCTGTAGAAAGTACAATGTAACCAAGTTAGTTATTGAGACAAACTTTGGTGATGGTATTGTATCAGAACTAATTCGTAAACACCTAATCACTCGTAAACAACCAGTAGACATTGAAGAAGTTAGAGCTAACGTACGGAAAGAAGATCGTATTATTGATTCTCTTGAACCTATCCTTAATCAGCACAGATTGGTGGTTGATAGGCAGGTTATAGAATGGGATTATAAATCTAATCCAGACGCAGCACCAGAAGAACGCCTCATATACATGCTATTCTACCAAATGAGTAGAATGTGTCGTGAAAAAGGTGCAGTTAAACATGACGACAGACTTGATTGCCTAGCACAAGGCGTTCAATACTACACAGATGCTCTTGCTATTTCTGCTACAGAACAGATAAGATTAAGAGAGTTAGATGAGTTTAATTCCATGTTAGAAGACTTCTTAGACAACCCAGAGTCTTCCGCTAACCACATAGTGCTGGGAATGAATCTTGAGCAAAGAAAGAAAGCTAGAGGTAAGGAAATAGGAAACTCAGTCCCCACCTGGCGTTAGGGGCAATCACTCACCTATACAGGGGAAGGGAAGGGTGGACCCAGCCCCTCGATGAGGAAATTTGTTATCTCACGACAACAATTTCCTCTATCTTAATATCCTATGATTGGATATTTCTATAACACTACCACTAACCCCAAACTATGATACATAAGAATGACCGTATTATACAGATGTTACTGCATAATAGTCATGATTCAGATATGACCTATCAGAGACCTGATAAGACCACCTATGTCTGCCAAATACGTAAAGATAAACCCAATACCTTCTTTATACCTCAAACTCAACTAGAACTACCATTATGAAAATAACAGATAACTTCCTTTCTGATTCAGAGTTTAAATCTATTCAAGACTACTTTACAGGAGATTCTATTCATTGGTACTTTAATAACTCTATAGCTGGTAATAAACAAGGCTTAGACCAATTCCAATTCGTTCATACCTTCTATGACGTATCTAAACCTTCTCTAACCTCTTTCTCAGCTTACCTCTACCCTTTTCTAACTAAACTTAACGCTAAATATATCTTCCGCATTAAAGCTAACTTAAGACCTCGTACATCTAATGCTGTTATATCTGAATTCCATACAGATATGTCTCTAAATCAACAAACTGCTATATTCTACATAAACACTAACAACGGTTATACTAAGTTCCAAGATAATACTTACGATGACGTACCCTCCGTAGCTAATCGCTTCCTTACCTTCTCAGGTCAACTAAAACATGCTGGTGCTTCCCCTACAGATACTAATTCTCGTATCGTCCTTAATGTTAACTATATACCCTCTTAAATTTTAACATAAATTTCTGAAGCCTAGTATCGACGGACGCAGGGGCGCAAGTTCCCCAAAGGGTAACCAATTAATCGCAACAAGGAGGAAAAGAACTGCAACGAGGAGGGTCTCAGCTGTTTATTACTTATTAAACACATTAAAACGCAGTGATCTGTAGCGATTTGCCATGTTATGTAATTGTAATCAGTACTAAACAGTAAAGAGAAGAGACAACACAGTGATAGCAGTGAGTCTTACGTTCACAATCGTGTGAGTCTAGGGTATCTCATGAGACTAATGTGGGATTGCTAACAGTCTCACCTATTCTCAAGATTCTGTGGTTATAATAGGTACATGAGAGACAAACATCCAAAACTAACTAGAAATCTCTTATAAACTAAGTTAGAGTTTGATTAGTTATTAATTCTTTGACCAATTACTATTGAAGATCATCTTAATAACAATTACAAATGAATACTTATTGCTTAGTAATTGACAATCGTTTGGAGTTGCATTTGAAAGTTAATTATTATTAACGACAAGATCATTTGTTTCTCTAATGAATAGATTATGCAGCGTCATTGTAAAATCTTTAATCGTTATAATTAATGCATGGGTTGTGTTAACTAATCACATTTAATTTGAACCTATTAATTATTATAGTCAAGATTAAGTTATGAATGAATGTTAGAATGAGTACTAAACCAGCTTCTAACTAATCTATTCTTAATTATTATTTAATTGGATTATTATTATGAATGTAAAGTTTACTGTGGATTATGATCTAATTGAATTAGTTGATGCTATTGGATTAGATTATGATATTGTTAATGCTAAGTCTGATGTTATTAGTAATTACAAAGAGATTGAAATTGTAGTTGATAACATTGAAGAATTAGTTGAAGATCCTGAGTTATTAGAAATACTTAGTGATGAGGAATTATGTGAATACTTATTAAATCCAACATTATGTGAAGGTTTAATATATACACAAAGGATTTATGATTAATTGTTAATTGTTATTAATCACAATCGTAGATTCACAATCGCCACAAGAATGCTGAGTCTAACACATGGACGCAGTTATTACTGGGACTATGTTATAATGGTTATTATGCTTGACTGTCTATCAAGCGATTCGAGTTCGATTCTCGATAGTCTCGTTAGAGATTCATTCTCTAAATGTTAAATTATTAAGGTATTAATCTATGTTAGAAATGATTAAAGCCTTGAAAGAGGTCTATGATGTTGAGGACTGCAAGTATATCCTTGAAGGAGGATGTGTAAGTGGAACTGCTCATTCTCACATATACTATTCACAAACTAATTCATTTTATGATTTATATGATCATGAGATAATTGATTATGTGAAAGAACAAATGGGTGATAATTATCCAGCTTGTGTATTTGTTGAGAATGATTACGATATAGTTCTTTATAAGAATTCTATTGTATGGTGTGTTATTGAATGTGTCGCATTTGAAATATGTGACGAAGAGTTAATGAAAGAGAGGTTAATTTAATGTTATTCTTATTAGCTCCACTTTCAGTTGTATTAACTTATTTAATGATATTCCATTTTACAGAATGAAAACTAAAAACTATTACTATCAATTAGCAATGACTATAGGTCAGCTACAACAACAAGGTAAGATTGTTACTATTAAACAATTACCAACTACACTTAATCGGAGGAGAAAATCATGTCTTTAAAATATACATTAAAGAATAATAAGAATGAATTACTGATTGCAGCTAATGATTTACATCAACAATGCACAGTACTAGTTTATTTATTATTACTTACATTTACTATTGGTGTGCTATTCTAAATAGCCACCTTTTTTTTTGCTTATTATTATTTATACATTTAATCACAATCGCCAATGTTATTATTCACCACCTATTTAATTTCATTTATATTATTAATAGATCAAGGTCTATTTAATTTATATATAATTTCACAATCTCTTCACAATCGCG